AGCGATCCAGTCGTCGATCCACGGCAACATCCTGACGATTTCGTCGTGCGTTGGCGCGTTTTCGTCTGTGATGGGGTCATCCCAGAGTACAGAGGTCTCGCAAGCAGCAGAGCCGTACTCTGGTGGATCGTAAAGAGTGGCCGGAGCCACCTGAATTGCGTCGTCCACAATGGCTTGAATGTGAACAAGGTCAGAACCGCATTTGTAGCTGAAACAGATGAGTTGTGCTTGGGGCATGGTTGGCCTCCGAACTACCTCTATAAGGTAGCACGCTAGTTGAGGTAGGTCGAGATCACCGGAAAGATTTCATGGTCGTAGAAGCTCATGATGCTGGCATCGATCCCAGCCTTCAAAGCCTTGTTGACATCCCGCTCTAAGCGGCAGAACTCCTCAGCGGTGTCCTCATACATATCCTCACAGACACCAATCGGGTAACCATCCGGCGCATAGGCGGTGTACCTGACGATCGCCAGGTAAGGCTGCTCACGCTGCAGCTCGTAGTAGGTGACCGTGGTTCGCCCGGACATAGATCCTTCCGATCCATCCCCAGTCTGCAGGGTAATTACACGGTTTAACATAAAGTAGTAGTCAGCAAGAGTGGAATGGAGACCAAACGTGAATTTGCCTATGAAAGGGTTCGCAGACAGATACAAGCCTGCAACGACGTAAAGGAACTCCAAGAGCTGTCTTGCAAGTTCCTTCGCCTTTACCTTGCCCAGCAAGAGATGGTGGACAAAATGATCCAAAAGAGGTTTTTGTCTACTTAGCTCTGTTTAGCCTCGCGCCTTTCACGAATCATCCGACCAGTTTCGTTAAAGCACTCTTTCCGGGTTTCCCACGGGATGGCACGAATCATCTGCGAGAGCTTGAACTGCAAAAACTGGTCATCGTCATTGGCAAGGATGTCAGCAGGGTTATTTAGGCCATTGGAAAGCGAGCTGACGATCCAAGGTCTAAACGTAGGTGAGTCCAACAAGTCCCGAAGTAAGACCTTTTCTGCTGCTTCGAGCACGTTGTCTGGGATCGAGAAGTCCATTTCTGTAGTAGTGAAGTAGGGCCTTTCGGCCCCACTACGCTAGCACCGATTAAGCGTCCCATTGGCTCCAAGCTTGGTCCCTCAGAGCATCGGACTCTTCCTTGGTGCGCCCGTCATCCCTCGCGCGGGGATATTGCTCAGACTGTCCCATCTGGGCACTATCCGCTCCAGCACTGGCGTCTGGGTTGGGACACGAGTCTTCAGATTCTGGGGGTGTCCCATCCGCCCCTGTGGTGAATGGAAAATCCCACTTGAGGTGGGACACATTTCCCTGAAAAGTCGTGTGTCCCACCTTCTGTCCCACCTCACTATCCGCTCCAGCACTAGGTTTTGCTTGGTTGGGACACTTACTAAGTATCTCTCCACGCGCGAGGACTGCTTGGTACAGATCCAAACTATTTTTCCCATCAGGGGCTGGTGCGGATCCAACAACCTCAACCAACCCACGCTTTACCAAGCGCTGGAGCGATTTACGGATTGCGTCAACTTTCCCGCCAACCACAGGATCAGAGTTGAGTTCCGTACGCGAGAACGTACGTGGGTAGCCCGTGCGAAGCCGTTGAAGCACCCTGTCGGTGATACCGCTGGGAGAAGTGTTTCCTGTATCGACCTCAGGAGTGAAGTCAGCCACAGAGAAGCTGAGGTCTTCTTCCATGCGCATGATCAGCGAAGTGCCAGACCGACCAGCCCGAGACTTTTCGATGGTGATGATCCGGCTGTGCTGTGGAGCGTTCCCGCTTTCGATCTGCTCCTTAGAGGGCTTCTTAAGCGCCCACGTCTCATCAACAGCGTCACGGATGGCTGAGGTGCCCCTGAAGCCGCCCTGCTTGTTTGCGTGGTGAATGATGAGGATCGTGGTGGCCGGAAACAGCACACCGTTGTTCCTGGTGAGCCAGTAAAGCGGCGTAGCGAAGTCCGACTTGTTCTCATCAAAGGCCCGACCACCGCTGCAACCGATCAGCGAGTCAATAACGACCAACTTGGGCTGGACCTTCTCCATCATCTTGATGAACTGGGCATAGCGCTGGAGCTGCCAGTCAGTCAGCACCTTGGTGTTGGAGTCCAGCGGGTAATCGACCTCTTCCAGCTGCTCCTTGAGCTGAATCAGCGGCTGATCACCATTCAGCAGCAGCACAGGCCCTTGCTGGACCGGCACCAGCTTGCCGCGCACCACAAAAGGCGAACCAGTCGCAACATGCTTCGCAAGAGTCCAAGCCGACATGGATTTACCGTCACCACCAGCGCCGTAAATAAGCACCACCGAAGGATGCGGCAGCACATCAGGAATCAAGTAGTCCCGCTTTTCATCCATGGACTGGAGTGCCTCAACATCCATCAAACCTTTGGCACCCTCGAACTGAATCTGATCAACGATCAGTTTTTCAAGGGCAACCTGATCCCTGTAACCCGCTTGGAGCGCAAGGTTATTCAGGTTGAAGTTCATCTCCGCTGGGTTGTCCAACTCCAGGTATGACTTTGCTTTGTCGATGACTTCTTTGAAAGAAAGCTGCGCACGGGCATAGATGACCGGCTTCGCCTCGACCTCTTCGATAACCGATGCACAACCGTCCCTCTGAAATCGCGCCCTCTCTGGGTCGTAGTGATCCGCAAGCTTGATCAGGCTGCCCATACCAAGGCCGCCACCAGCCTTGAAACCAGCCTCCCAGCGAGCAAGGCAAGGATCCTTACCGTCCTTCCAATCATCGGCGTACTCGTCATCTTGAAGCGACCACTCACGCCACAGGTTGAGGCCCTCGTCATCAGGCAATTCGGAGTGGAGCATCGCACCAATCCGCCACCACAGGTCTTCTGAACCACGACCCTGTGGCTGGATGACAGACAAACAGGACTGAGCGATAACAATGCGCTCTTCCTTGGAGCGCATAGCCCAGCGGCCATCCTTAAGGACTTTGGACGAAGACTTGCTTTTGGACTCCTTATGGGACTCCTTCATCCGCTCCAGAAGCCACGCAGGAGCCTCTGGAATGGCATTCAAATCCCCTTCAAGGGTGTATGTACCCCCAGACTTGTAAGCACCTCCTATGAGACCTTGACGGCCCCATAGAACTTCCCAGCCTTCACCACTAGCTGCAAGGCTCAGACCACGAACTTCAGCCCAAAGCTCTTGGGGAACAGTAAATAGGAACTTCGCCGCTGCCTTCTTGGGCGAATTGATCCTTGGAGCGGCTTCCAAGGTCTCGCCCCACTTCTGAAGAACAGCACCGAGGTTGGCGTCCACGTCAAGGATCACCAGACCCTTACTGCGCGAGCCAGTGAACACACCAACAGCTTGGAACGTCTCCGGTGCCCGCTCGATATAAAGCGCAGTGGCTTCAGGAGAAAGGTCTTCATGGTGCGCCCTACCCAGAGGGTTTTTGCCGCAGGCAATGCCACCACCGGGCATTTCAACGCCGTTGGCATAGATCGGAGCACAAGCCCAGTGGCTTGGCAGCGACCTTACGAAAGATGGAAGATCCATTTGCTAGACTCCTACAGGAATGTAAAGACACGCTCCAGGACTTCGCCGGCCCTGGAGCGCTTTTTTCATTGTACGTGCATTGCCAACCCCCGTCACTGTGCTACGGTGTGTGAGCACCGGGCAGAATTCGCCCACAGCAAAGCCACCCAATGGGATTTCTCAAGAACAAAGACGCAGTATCTGGAGGCAGCGGCGGAGGCGGCTACCTCAACCCCAGCAAGATCCAATCTGGCAGCAGCGTGCGTTTTGCACTGCTGTCTGAAGAGCCTCTGGAGTTTTACGAATGCTGGGGCGAAGCCAGCGACGGATCAGTCCGCCCATTCCGCTTCTGCGACGATCCCAGCCCAGTAGACATCGAGCAAGAGATGGGACCGGACTACCAGCGCCGCCTAAACCGCGAAGGCACTGGCCCGGAAGCCGTGAAGTTCGCCATTGCCGTGCCGGTCTACAACTTCGAGACCAGCACCGTACAGGTGATGAGCCTGACCCAAAAGTCGATCATCAAAGAGCTGGATCAGATCAGCCAAATGGAGGACTACCCCGACTTGATGGCGTGGGACTTCATTCTCGGCAAGACCGGAAGCGGCCTGACCACCGAATACACGCTGCGTCCTGTGCCACGCAAGCCAGCAGCCCAGAAGGGCATTGATGCTGCTTGGAGCGAAGCCGAATCCAACGGCTTTGACGTAAAGCGTCTCCTTACCGGCGGAAACCCATTCAAGGAGGCTTGATTATGCCTTCTCGAATAGGGGCTGTGCAGCGTGTTCGTTGTCCGGACGAACATGCCTTGGATTGCCCCAAGTGCGGTCCTCGTGATGCGCCCTATCTTCACATGAAGGGGTTTTCCCAAGATGGCGAAGAAAGTCTTTCGATCATCTATGAGTGCGAATTGTGTGGTGAGAGGTCAGTTCTGAAGCTTGAACAACACAAGGGCCAGACACTTCTGTATTGGCAGATGTGATACAATGAATCTGATGGCAGGTCAGCTACGGCGCCCCTGCCCTGGAGTTCATTCTCTGGCTGACTGCCTCGGCAACGAGATAGCGGGTTGACGGTCCCTGAAACCCCCTGAGTTTGCGCTTAGGGGGTTTCTTGATGGCTATAGTGAATCTGGGAAGGTGTATTTACATGCTCAAGCCACCCAATCCAAGACTGGAAACAGAACCAAATGGCATGGTACGTGTCACTGTAGGAGACCAGATAGGATGGGTAAGTAGCTACCACTTGGCTGATACGAAAGTCAGGCAATTAAAACACGCATGGCTAAAGGAGCACAGAACAGACTAGCTTTATTGCGTAAGTCCGCCCTGGTCCGTGATGACTCTGGCCCTTTCCGCGTTTATCGGGATGACGCTGGCAGCGTTTTTCACAGCGTTACGCACATTCTCAAAGAAACAGCACCCGAATGGCAACAACAGGCCCTGGAACGGTGGCTGGCTCGACCGACTGCTGTTGAAGACCGAGACATGGCGGCAACGCGGGGCACGCTGGCGCATAATCACGCGGAATACCTACTAAAGACTGGAGCGAAACTCGCCCGCCAAACCGCCAACAAACGCAACGCCTGGAAAACATCCACAGACGGCCTGGAACGCTGCCCCGGCTCTATCACCCGCTGGGGTATCGAAAGGGCCATTCAAGGAGCACCCAGGGTGCCCTGGAGCGCTTCCGGCTACGCACGCGGCCTACGCGGCTGGATCGCAGACAACGTAACCGCCATTCATGCAGTCGAATTTTCCATTCACCATGCAGCGGGCATGGCTGGAACGTGTGATGCCCTGCTTGACATCAACGGCAAAGGGCCATTCATTGTGGATTGGAAGACCTCCCTACGCGAACGCAGCGAGGACATGCTGAATAACTACATCGATCAGCTTGGAGCGTACAGCTTGGGTCTCAAGAGTCTCACCGACATTGCACCGGCAGGCGGGCTGATCGTGGTGGCACGTCGCACCGGAGCACCCCAAGTACGAGAACTTACAGAACTCGAACTCCGGGGTGCCGAGGCACGCTTCCTGGAACGTTGTGAGAATTATTTCGACGGCTTATCAGCAGAGGTCAGCTGAAAGTCAGCAGAAGGCCAAGACTCTCTAAACTTATACAACGCAACGCGAGCATATTTTTCTTCCTGGAACGAAGCAAAAAAGTCCCAATACTGCTCGTGTTTTCCGTCTTTCCATGTAGAGCGAAGAATGTGAATTGTGTGCATGGTTTGTGTGTTTAGTGTTGAGTTTTACGAGTCTTAGCCTCAGGCATAACCTCCGCCACCCTGGGACGTTGCATAACCGTTCCACCGCTTGGCGGTATCGAGTGCCTTGACCAGCTGCGAAGCAGCTTTGAAATCGTTCATCGCCACCGCAACATCGAACAGATGTGCTAGCTGCGCCTGGACCGTTTCAGGATCAAGCGGCTCTGAAAGCTCGGACTGATCTGGGCCATCATCCATCGATTCGATTGCTTTGGATGAGGTGTGAACGTCTGCATAAGCCGTGGAACGTGAAACGCCGAACCTGGCGCTAACCATCGTGACAGCTGTGCTGACGCGGATTCCACGTTCAAGCAAAGTCTGTGAGTAGCTGAGGCGTTGAGCTATTTCTTGTTGTGTTGACATGTGGTGCGGTGTGGACCACCAATACCGTATCACAATAATCGGACGAATTGGAAAAATCGGACAACCCAGACAATTGCTTGACAAAGCCTGGGACGTGGTTCATGATTCAGTGGCTCACCACACTAGGTCATGGGACAACACAAAATCACAAGTGCCACCGCTGAAAAGCTTGGCATTCACGAGTTCGATCAGCAGTTTAATTCTTCGTACAAGTCTCCCTGTCTCAAATCTGTTATGGAATCCTTGTTAATGGCGAGAGGTTATCTCATTTACTTAAATGAGAAGTCACAAGGTTATGGAATGTATGAAAGCCTTGCACTCGGTAGCGTTACGGACGGAATTGGAGTGTTACAGGACATCATCAATACCCTGGAACGCCAGCAAAACGAGCAAATGCGTTTGATAGGCCGTAGAGAGCCTGAACAGGCTGTTAACTACTGCAAATCAGCTATGGAGGAAGTTCATCAACGGTGGCTTTCTAAGCAACAGCAGAAAACAACTGCTTGACATCTGCCTGGAACGTGGTCCATAGTGGACATGGCTCACCAAGCCAGACCTACAACACACTTACCGTGACTCAACACGCAATCGACAACGCCAAATCTAAAGCCGAAACAATCGAGGCGCTCTATGAGCTGAGCTGCTGGGACTTCACAACAGGCGAAGTCCCGCACGCTCTGACTGATACGGGTGCCGGTATTCTCAGTGATCTCGATTGGGACGCTGAGACCGGCACGCCCGAGACCTTACAGGAGGCCATTACCGATTACGCCAACGAAATACCGTTGAGCGTGCTGGTGCGCTCTGGTTGGCACTTTCCCGGCGAAACATTCGAGAGCGCAGAATTCGAGATCCTGCTGAGTACAGGCGGCCCAGCCTGTCGCATTCTCGGTGAGCTGGACCGTGGCGAAGTGGCATGGCAAGCCGGACGCCGCCCAACAATCCAGCATCAGGACTGGGGGACACCCTGGACCGATTCTCCCTACAACGTGGACATCAACGCTTTGCAGTGGTTCTGTGAGCAGTTCTATTACGGAGAATAAAAAGCCCCCGTAGGGGCTCATGATTGCAGGGCGTCAGCGATGGCGTCCTGTTCAGTAAGGAATGGGCCGATCGGATCGCCGTCCGGCATACAGCCTGGAAAGCAAGGCCACCAGTACCAGCCTGGATCGACTTCTTTACCAGTCAGTGTCAGACCTTTTATGTCATAGAAAATCTCGAAGGAGCCGTACGGCTCCCCGAGATCGTTTGTGAACTGTAGATAAGTCATGCGTTTGGGTGGATCGTTAGCTTGAGTTCCGCCAGCTGTCTGCCGGTTGAGGCGTATGGACGGATCCAGTCGCCAGACAATCGCCAGCAGTGGAAATCTGCTGACCAGTACAGGCAGTCAGGATCTTTACCGGCTGCCTTTAGCTGCGCTGGCGTTACGGGTGGAACGTATGGGTTCCGATAGGTGTCCTTGTACTCAGTCATTGATTTTGTAGGTGAAAAGGGGAGCCCTTTCGGGCTCACCAGATGTTTTCCCAACTATCGAGACAGAGTTCCGCTAATGGGAGCCCTGCCATCGAGCCGTAGTCTGTGTGGATCGTGTTAATGGCCCAGTCACAGTAACGGCGGATGCCGTGGATTTTGGCCTGGTTGTCTTCACGGGTACAGCAGCCGCGTGGGAAGCGACCGATAACCCATAGGACACCTTGGGTCGTCTCATCAAGAATCACGCAGATTTCGTCTTGAGACGGTTTCATAGTGACCTCATAGACACCGCAGTTAGGCACTTCGAGTGGTTGCGTGAACCACTCATAGGCTGGAACGTCAGCATCGCACCATTGCTGGCAGTGTGACCATTCAAAATTGTAGGTCATGCCAGCTCCAGCAACATTGCGTCTAACTGCTCGTGATTAATACGGCGGTCGTCGAAATAGACTCCGTCCGGAGTAGATCGCGGCATAACACCGTTGATACAGCACCAGAGAAAGTCTCTGTAATGTTCACAATTTACGGCGACAGAATAGAAAACGAAGTCGTTCTGGAGCCAGAGTGCAACATTCCATGTCTCGTAATTTGACCAGCCGTTGTAGCTTTCGTTAACCATGATTAATAGAAAGGGTTGGAATTACCCCAGGATTGAATCATCCTGGGGCGTTGATTAGATCCTGGCAAGTATCCAGTCGTGGACAGAGTCCGCGAGATCTTCGCATTCTGCATCAGATCGATCCTCAGATTCCATGCGCACAATAGTACAGAGCGCGACATACAACTCTTCTTCGCAGAAGGTGCCTGCCGCAACCCTGTCCTGTACCTGAGGTAAGACAGAGCGGATGACATCCGCCCTGCTGATGTTCTGTACTGTCATAGGAAGCTAGGAAGCTCGACAGGCAGAACCTCGACCCGGTACAAGTAACGGTCTGGGTCGATCTGCCGGAACAGACCGGCCAGCCGTTGCGCATCGCCGTGAGACCTGAGGCGACCGGATCCAGCAGGGATCCAGCCGCGCTCGGTGCCACGGTATGTAGTGACGAGGTGCCTCATTGTGCGGCCTCCGCGATGGCGGTCTCGATGCTCTGGATTGACTCCTGAGCACAGTCGACGAGATCTTTTAGCCAGGCCAATTCAGCCTGCCGCATGGCCTCATCGTGAGACCACCGCTTGGAACGCACGTAGTATCTAACCTCAGCTCGGATTGAACGATCGGTGATACCATGAACGACGACAGAATCACCGCTCTCACTATCAATCACCGTAACGCTGCCAGATGACAGCGAAAGGCTGCAATCGTCAGACGGAAGGCTGAGATCAAGGCGCTGTTTTTCTCTAATCATTGTTTTAGAAAAAGGGGAAATTTACTGTGAGGGTGCAGTCGGTGCTTGCTTCCTGGCAAGGCCGTGGTGCTTTGGCTTCTGTTGTCAAGGTGACACAACCAGGCATCAGGGGATCTGCGCTGCTGCTTGCTGGCCTGTCGGCTCCGCAGCTGCTGGATCGGTCAGTCTGGTTGTGGGCCAGGCAGCTTGTTTGCCTCCCTGGTTGAACGTAGTGTAGCAAAAAATTGGCCGCCTGCGCGATCTCGACCGGGGGTAGTGTGACGATTGTTTATTGGCACAAGGGCCACATAGGGAACCTACATAAAAACCTGCGATTCTCAACTATTGTACCACAGTACCGGGGGGTAGGGTTGCGAATCCTACATTGTGCTACACCCCCTTGAAAAAATAACAAACACCAACTCGGACTAAACTGCCACAAAAGTGTTACAATCGAAAAAAGAGCCCCCTGGAACGATGGCGGAAGAAGAAAAGTATGAAATTGAATACGGCCAAGGTATTAGCGACGAAGATTACATCGACATGAAGAGTGAGGGCACTCGCCGTCGTCCATTTGGCCCCAAAAAACACGCTTCTGAAGTCGAAAATCGCGTCCAACGCCTATACAAGCGCCAACTAGAAGGTTTAACTTGCCGTCAGCTGGTACTTGACCATGCCGACAAAGAGCAAATCGGCGTCGCAACTGCCTGGCGCGACTGGAACCGTGTCCAACAATTAAATAGCGAAGATTTCAATAAAGAGCGCGAGAACATGGCCGGTCGAATCTTCTCAATGCGCAACCGTTTATTCCACGCAGCAATGAAACGCGGCCAAATGGCAACTGCCGCCCAAGTCTTGGACTCCCTTGCCAAGATGGTCGGCTGCGACCAAGTGGAACAATCCAACCTCCTCCCAGACATCCGCATCCGCGTGGAACGTCCTGACGCCCTACCCGACAACTGAGCTACGCTCTAGTGTATGAGCACCCTAGATTTAAGTCTTCGCCCGGCCCAGGGCGAAGTATTCAACGCGAAAAACCGCTTCCGCGTCCTAGTTGCAGGCCGCCGATTCGGCAAATCATACCTCGCCTGCATCGAACTCCTTATGGCCGCCGTGGAGCGTCCAGGCGAGACCTTTTTTTATTGCGCCCCAACTTACCGAATGGCGAAAGACATCGCCTGGAAAACACTAAAAAAGATCATCCCGAAGGAGTACATATCCAGCAAAAACGAAACCGACCTGCGTCTGGAGCTAGTCAACGGCTCCACCATCGAGCTAAAGGGAACTGAGAACGCTGCTGCCCTACGTGGCCGCTCATTGTCCGGCATCGTGCTCGACGAAGCCGCCTTCATGGAGCCAGAAGTCTGGTTCGAGGTACTACGCCCCGCACTAGCCGACAAACAAGGCTGGGCACTATTTATCTCAACCCCCGATGGAACGGCGAGCTGGTTTTACGACCTCTGGTGTTACTGCGAAGAAGATCCCACAGG